GCTAATTGATTGAATGGGTCAACTGCTGCTACGATACGATCTGTAAAGGCTTTGTTTAAATCTACATCAAAAAATCTATTTACTTTTTCTGCACCAATCGGTTTGACTTGATCTCCATTGATTTCAAAGAAACCATCATCTGCATAAAAGAAAGCTCTACGATTATCTTGGCAAACTGTCTTACCATAAACAGCACCTCTGTTTGGAGAGATTACAGAAAATCTAAATACTGTTGCACCACCAACATAGTCCATTCGTAATATTTCGTTTTGTCTAAATACATAACCATATTCACCTGATGTGATGGCTACGATCTGTCCACCTGAACCTGGTAAATCTTGAAAGTCAGATTGTTTTGTTCCTGCTGCCCAAGTCGTTAAGTCATTAATACCGCACCATTGAACTCTGTTTCTATTTCCAGTTTGGTTTCCTGTAACTAAGAAATCCCTAATGACACCTGATGTTCTAAATACTGGAACTGTACCTGATGTAGCAATGGAAGATAGATTAGCAAAGTTAGTAGATGTTCCCATTAAATAATATTGTGGTGCATCAACACCATTACTTGCAATGATATAATCTCCAAATTGTGTAAAGGTAAAAAAGTCTGTATCTCCACCTGTCAAGCCAGATTTTCTTGAAGTAAACGTTCCAGCACTTAATTGATATATGTCAGTTGGAGTTGCAGCAAAGTTAAAACTTACGTTTCCTGTTGATCTAAATGATCCTGCACCTTTTGAGTTTGCACCTAAATCATTACTTGAATAAGTTACTAATGATGGAAAGGGTTTATAAGAAGTTGCAGCATAATAAACATTGGTTGCAACGTTTGCACCAGGATTAAGGTGAGGTGGTTGATCTGGCAGCCATTCTCCAAAAGGTACTTGCATATTAATTAACCATTGTTATTTGTTGATACCTTATAACTTTCATTAAACGCACCTGCTACAGTTACGTCTGATCTTATTTGTAAAGGTGATCCACTAAATTGATCTTCTCTATCGTTTTGTTCTAATCTTTCTAATGCAGTTGAATATAACTGTAACCATTGTTGAACTCTATTAGGATCAACTCCACCTAAGAATTGTGCAGCATGATATAATGATCCATATAAATAAATAGATGGATGATTAGTTAAAATGAAATTAGAAGTATTTGAATCTGATAAAGCATCAAATGTTTTATAATAATTAATGTAAGCTGTGTAACTATCACCAGGTACAGGTGCAAATCTAAATGTATCTCCTAAGATGGTATAAGAACTTGGCATACCTACAACTGAAGTACCTTTGATTTGATCCATTTGTGATGGAGTCATATAAGTTAATGAATATTTAGTACCACCACTTAAAATGTAAAAGTCTCTAACTTGCAAGAAACCTGATGGTAAAGCAACTGTCTCAGCATTTAATGTTAATGATGTTTGAGCCACCATCTTTCTAATTCTTAATTTAGAATTAAAATCTTTTTCTGTTAGTACAATGAAATCATTTGCAATCTCAGTTGTTAAGTCTGATCTGTTTAACCAATTTGCTATTGATGATTTAAGTTCTGAATAAGTTGATAAAGCCATTATATTTTTCCTTTTGCTGTTCTAAAATATCTAAATTCATTACTATTAAGTTTTGTTTTTAATATTTTATTTTGTACTTGTTTTGGTAATCCCCACCAATTACCTTTGCTGTTTGAATCAAATTCATTTGCCCAAACTGATAAAGCAATCGTTGGAATTGAAGCTACTCTTTTAAGCTCTCTGCTTTTAGAATAACCATCATTTAAATTATATAAGGCTTTGTTATGTTTGAGATGTGGATTAACATTTACTTCTTCTTTGACAACTATCTTTTTTTCTTTGTCATCAATTCCATAATTTGTTTTTTGTAATCCATCTACAACAGTATCTCTCATCTACCTTGACCTCTATATTCTTTACGACTTGGTGATCTCTTATTAAAACTTTTAGAATGACGACCAGGTCTTTTTTTAGGTGTTGTTTTTAAAAGTGTTACAACACCTATGTTACCTTTTTTCTTTGCCACTATGCACTCATCTCAGTAACTGAAACGTTTGCAGTACCAATCGCAGCCATTTTTTCACCTGGTGACACCTTGAATATTTCAGGTTTGTCAACTGGTACAAAAATGTCATTTGCTGTTGCAGTTGGTGAAGCAGCAAATACGATATGAACGTCTGCATCCGCAGCTACTCTAACGTATTCAGTTTGTGAACCGAAAGCATTTGATGTTGCAACTGATGATCCTGAAGGTGAAATTTTTTGTGTTACTCCAGGTCTTAATCCGTAATTATAAGCCATTTTATTCTCCGTTATTTAAGGGGGTAAACCTTTAGGTCTTCCCCCTAATTAATATTATCTTCTTATAACAAAAGTAACAAGAAGTTTTGCAGTTCCAGTAGAAGCACCGTCAGTTATCATTTCGATAGTGCCACCTTCTTCAACTCTGTTAGCAGCAGTTGGTTCAGATGAATCAACATCACCTGCAGCAGAACTTGTGTGAGCTACTGTGATAGCAGAATTAGTCATTGCAGTTCCACCAATTTCAAAAGTGATTGCAGCGTTTGCACCTGAAATAGCACCTTGTAAAGCAGTTATGATCTTGATGACTTTACCGCCATCAGGAATAGCTACNAAAGTTGATGAAGCTGAAGAAATATCTTCTATTTCCGCAGTTATAAAATAATCGTTTAATGTTCTCATTTTTTTTCTCCGTTAGTCGTTCTGTCCATAACCTATTTAGGACTTCAACACTTAGGTTAAGTGAAGGGGATGTAGTTTTTTAAAGGTTACATCCCCAATCACAATTTAGATTATGAAGTAGTTAAGTCTGTAACTAATCCACTTGCTTTTTCGTTTCTTGACTCAAGAGTGTACTCAGCAACCATGAATCTCTGATCTGCGTCAGCAGTTTGTGCAGGATTCTGTAAGCTGAAATCTCTTAAGAAGGCAACTGCCCAGTAATCCATCTCTAGGATTAAAGCATCTTGACCTCTTTTAGCAACTGTGCCGTTAGCACCTCTGATGAATCTGTTTGGAGCAACTTGTAATGTTCCAAAGTCTGACTCATAAACGTCAATTGAAGTTACCAATCTTCTGTCTTCAGCTTGGTCAAATCTTGTAGATCCGCCTGTGAAACCAGAAAGTTTTTGCTTATTGAAAGCTCCAACCATTATCATGTTTGGATTTCCGCCTTCGTTGAAACAAGCTCTAAGAACTGATTTTAACTGATCTTCAGTAAAAGCTCTTTGAGTTCCATCAACCCTAGCAGCACCGTTACCAGCACCAGATCCACCAGCACCTGCGTCAACGTTAGTTTCGATCCAAGTTTGGACTCCACCTAATGTTCTTGCAGTTGTAGCGTCTCCAGCAGCTGCAGCTACGTTAGATAAAAGAGCAGTTTCCATATCTCTTTTTAATTCTTTCGCAGATTTTGCTACTTGGTAAGCTAACTCATTATTTCTTCCAGCAGATGTTACAGCATCATTTGTTCCTGATACTTGAACAGCTTTTGTAGAAATTTGAGTGTAGTTTGTTTCTTTAGTTGTTGCAGACAAAGTTGGGTAAGTGATTGTAGCACCTTCAACTTTAGCGTTTGCAGCTACCGCAGCCAAAGCATCTGTTTGCCATTGGTGCGAAGTATTTGTTGCTCTTGTTTTAGCAACTCCAGACATAAAAGGAGTTTCTGTAGGTGATATATTGTAAATAATATCAGCTAAGTCTTCTCTTATACCTACTGTTGTGTATGTTTGATATACAGCCATTTTATTTCTCCGTTAGGTTATTGTTTATAAATAACGCATCAATAGATCAGTTGCATCTTTTGGACTTCCTGATTTTTTCAATGCTCTTATTTTTTCCAACCTAGAGCTTCGATCTAAATCTTCCTTAGTTGCTTTGACACCGGATTTAATAACTTTTGATGGCTTGACTTTGTTGTTAACTAAAGTTGGTTTCAACTTTTTGTTTTCTTGATATTTCATTCCATCTACGATCACTTCAAACATTCTTGAATCATAAACTGCATTAACGTCTTTCTCAGAAAAACCTTTAGCCAGTAAATAATTAGTCATATTTGATCTTAAAGAGTTTCCTTTTACAGGATCTTGCAATTCAGGGAACTTCATAGTTACCTTTTTTTGCTCCTCTTTTAAGATTTCCTGAAACTGTTGTTCTTGGACTTCTCTAAGTTTCTTTTGAGCTTGAGAAAGATTTTCTCTCCTTCTTCGAATCTTACGATCAATCCTAGCAGCTTCAGTTGGATCTTCATCCCAAAGTTTATCAAGTTCTTTGGCATTTATATCGCTATTAACTTCAGCGTTCAAAGTCAACACAAGTGAATTTAAATCATCCATCTTGGTTGATATTGCTTTTGCCAGACGTTCTTTTTCGAAGGCTAACTCTTTTCTTTCAAGAGATAGTTCTTCTGTCTTACGTCTGTAATCAGCATCTTTCTGATAACCTGCTTTTAATTCTTCAAGGTCAACTTCGATAATTTCACCATTAACTTTTATTTGGTGTAAATCGGTTGTTTGTTCTTCATTAGCATTTTCTTCTGATGCTTCTTCTTCGACTAAAGTTTCCTGTTCTTCAGGTTGAACTTCAGGTTGCTGTTGTTCCTCAAGATTTTCTTCTGCTTTCGCTTTAGATTCTTTTGGTTCAACTGGTTTTGCTTCTTTCTTAGGACTTTCGATTATCCCTTTTGGATTCAATAGTCCTTCGATTGACTTCGCAGCACCTTGTACTGACGCATTTGTCAGTAATGGGTTGTTCTCTGACATTTTAATGTCTCCTATGTTAAGCTGTCTTGATGACTTGGCTTATTTTAACCTTAGGTGGTTAAAATTTTTTTTCTTGTTGAGATTTTCGGAAAATTTCTAATTGCTTTTCAGCTAATTTTCCTGTCTCCAGAATACTTTGTAAATGTTGCTCAACTTTACCTACAACATTATATGCGATCCAAAGTTTTTCCCTTGTATCGCTTTCTTTCGCACCTGTTTTTTCTAATAGTGCTTCAGAATAAATTTTTTTAAGAGATTCGATTGCCTCTTTAAAAAGATTATTCTCTAAAATCTGTTTCGCCTGGCTGGATCTGCTCAGTTCCTGCGATCTCTGTGCCTGGTCTTTGGTTTCCATTTAATCCTTGTACTTGTTTGCCTAACATACTAGCAGATTTTTGTGCTTGTTCAAGTATCTTGCTATTTCCAGCTACGATCATCTTGTCAAGATCAGCATCTGCCTTGATTTTTGCTGTATCAAGCTGAGTATTATATTTTAAAGCAATATCTTTTATCTTAGCTTCAAAATCTAATAAGTCTGATTGTCGTTTTTGTTCTAATTCTTTGTATTTTAATTCTAAATCTGCAATTTTTCTTTTCTCCTCACTTGCAATTCTAGTAAATTCAATTTTTTCAATTGGAGTTAATGGTGGAGGAGCAGGTGGTTGCATTAATTGTTTACCAATATCAGGATTAACGAAGTAACTTTCAACGTTTTTAAGACCTGCGTTCTCAATAATTTTAGAAAGTGTGTTGTAAATGTTCTTCAATGTTACCATTGGCATTTCTTTTCCGCCTTGTAAATTGAAAGCCTGTAATTGTCTTTCTAAGATATTGTTTAACATCATAATTTGTTGTTCTTTTGAACCTGTGCCAAGACCTACTACGATTGAAATGTTGAATTTATCTTTCCACTCAGTAGGTTTTACCGGTATGTATTGATTGTTTAACATTATAATTCTTTCTTTGTCTTGGTATTTCACCATCAATTCAAAAATTTTTCTAAATAAATCTTTAACACCTGTCTCAGCAAATATTCTTGCAATCAATTCTGAACGCATTTGCGTTTGTGTCATTAAGGCATTTACACCAGTTGCAGTTTTTGCGTTTAAAGTATCAGGATCTAATCCTTGAACTTGTTTAGATATTCCTGTTCTTACTTCTCTGACAGAATCTAAATAAGATAATAATGGAAATGCTTGTTCTGAAATCGGTTGAGCTTGTAATGGTTGCATAACTTGGCTAGGTGGTTGTTTGGTCCTAACTACTCCGCCAGGTCTAGTCGTTAATAAATCATCCATATTAACCATACCATCCATAATTGCGACCCTATTATTATTAGTTAAATACATGTT